TTAATTGGGGAAGCGAAAGCTGTGTGTGTGACGCCGCTGCCAGAATGAAACGAGCGCGCTTTCGCAAACGCCGCGGCGCCAATAGGCGTGAATGAAGCTGTCTGGTGTCGAGAGAATTCCAAGGTGCTTGACCGGTAGGTCGGGTCGCAGGCGGAAGGTGAGTATGTCGCCGACACAGGTGTCGGCTTTCGGAACCGAGACGAGATGCCGTTGTGCGGCGATCAGCAGGGTCTCGGAGCCGAGCTGCTCCGCCCAATCGGGTGTATAGGGTGGAGGGGTTTTCATTGGCGTTCCGACAACGTCTTGCCAGACACCCCGGATGAGGCCGAGGCAATCGCAACCCGCATCCAGTGTGGCGGCCTGGTGACGATAGGGCGTTCCGAGCCATCGCCGGGCGGATGTTACGACGGCAACCGGATCAGGCATGATAGCGAGAGCCGCCATCGCGGGCTTGAGAGGCGTGTGGGCCGACGACGAGGGCATCATCGCCGATGAGGTGCGGAAATCCCCGAAAATTCGCCACGTTGGAAAAGCCCTTGCAGGCCTCGAAACTGCGCGGGCACACTGTGCCATCAGGAAAATCGGCGAGGGACAAACCGCAGGCCGTGTCGCCGAAACGGGCCGAGCAGAGACGGGAGACGACCCGGCCTGCAACGCGGTCGAGATCGGCTGTCAGGCCCACGAGTTCAGCTGTAAAGACGTTCGCGGACGTATAGGACAGCGTTGTGATGCGGTGGGTGCGTTCGAGAGTGGCGTCTGTCGATCGCCAGTCCACGGAGTACGTCCGAAGGACCGCGCCGTCATAGACGCCATCCGATATGTCCCTGGCGGTTATGCGCGCATCATCGAGAGCGCCCCTGACGGCCCCGGTGTCCGCGCCGAATCCGAGGCGGCTGTCCGACGCGGCCGGGAGGACTCCGGAATTGGGTGAGCAAGCGACCCCATCGACCATTAGTCGGTCGTCGTGATCGGTAAACCCCAAGGCGACGCCGTCGCGACGTGACACGATCCAGCAGGTCGCGCGGTTCACAACGAAACCTCATGCGGCAAAACCTCGAGGAGGGGTATGGAGACGACTTCCCCTGCCCCGAAATCGTCGAGTGCAATATCGAGGCGGTCGGTTGCAAACCGTACGACTGTATCGAATGTGAAGTCGGCAATGACCGTTATGTTTTGGGGGACGGGGTCGGCAAAGCGTATGGCTCCATCCACCACGGTGAAGGGCATATCGGGGGAAATATGCGTGATCTCGGCGATGTGAATGGGTCGGTCATAACTTCCCGCACCATCGCCATAGGTTTTGCGGAGCGGAAAAGTGGTCTGTTTCCCGTCGCCCGTGCCGAGGGTTTGCAAAGTGGCCTGGTGGTCGAGCGGGTCACGGAAGCGGAAGCTGTGAAGCTCGCCTGAGCGGGCCTCGAAGAAGGCGATGAGAGTCTGGATATCGCCCAGGGATTTCACGCCCACGCCCGCATCATAGCGGCGGCGGGAGTGGCGGTGCGGTGTGTTGCGGGACTCCGCGCCCGAGGCGAGTTGAAGAATGTCGGTGCGGCGTTGCGGCCCGCCGCGTGCGCCAAGTGCCACGTCGAGAGGGAAGCGCACATCATGGAAAAGCTGCATGGCAAAACTCCTAAAGGTAGCGTTGACCGGAGCTGACGGCCCGGGCGAGCCCGGCGGCGATCTGGCCCTTGGAGCGTTCAAACCCCGAAGCGTCCGTGACGCCGGAAAGATTCATGTTCACGGTCACCCCGGAGGCTTTGGCACCCGTGGACGCACCCCCAATCGAGCCAATGGCGTCCGAGAGCGGATTGATCAGAAGATCGGTCAGGGCACTGCGGGCAAGATCCTGAATGATGGATTCGGCGAGGCGATTGAACGATAGTTCACCACTTCGCGCGGCGCGCTCCAAAGCCTGGGCGATACGTTCACCCGCATTTTCGAACACAATGGCTGTGCGGTCTGCGGCAGCTTCGGCGTCATCGGAAAAGGTGTCGAGGTCATCCATTCAGGTCTCCATCGGGATAGAGTTGGCAGAGCGCCGCGAAAGCGTCCCGGGGTAGTGCGGCGTCGGAGGTCGTCAGCGCCATCAGGTCACGCAGGGACGTGGCCCAGACTTGCGACGGGGAGAGGCCGAGTTTGACGCCCGCTTGCAACCAGTCATCGAAAGGCAGGATCATGTGAATGCCTCCTCGAACAGGGTGGCGATCAAAGGCGCGCTGCGCGCCGGGGGCAGAGCGAGGGCGAGGCCTTGTGCGCCTTCGCCGTAAACGGGACGCAGAAGGCAGAGAGTCAGCGTATCGAGATCGGCGCGGCTGGGTGTCTGTAAACGTGCGGCCAACACAGCCGTGTCGCTTGTGCCGAAACGATCGCAAATTTCAGCGAGCGCCCCGAGTGTGAGGCGCAGGCGAATCTCCCGGCCACCGACGGCGATGGTCTTGTCGCCCGGCTGGAAACTCATGTTGCGTCTGCGGTGAAGGTCACCTCGCCCGCACTTTGAAAGGCGAGATCAAATGCGGCGGCCCCATCAAAGCTGCCGGAAAATTTGAGGCGTGTGACGAGGAAGTCCCCGGTCAGAGCCCCTAAGCCCGGCATGAGGAAACGGCAGGCGAGCGTGGTGCCGTCAAAGAATGCGGTGCGTATTCGGGTATCAGAATCCGCATTGCGGAAGATGCCGCTGCCTGTGAGCTCAGCCGAGCGGAGGCCCGCCCCCGGCAAGAGTTCGCGCCAGCCAGCGGAGCCACTATCGGTGACATCGACCGGGCGGGCGTTCAGTGTAAGAGCGCGGGCGCGGATGCCCGCCATTGTGACGAAGGTACCGCTATCTTCGACCTTTAGCAGGAGATCGCGGCCGGACAGGGCCATTGAGGGGGCGGACATCTACGCGGCCTCCAGCGCGCCGGCCACGCTGAGCGAGAGGCGCAGCACGGAGTGGCGGGAATGGCCGTCGCGGGCGGTGAAACTGTCGGTATAACGGCTGACGATACTAACGACGCCGGGGAGATGTTGGCGCAGAGCGTCGCGGTTGAGCGCCGACAGGAGAGTGGCGAGCACGCTCATGGCTTCGGCTTTGCCGGCATAGCGGGAATAAAGGTGGAGGTTGAGCGTGGCCGTAACATGCGGGGCGCGGTCGGCGGAGATGTCTTCGACGCGAAGTGCGCCGTAAGTGACGTATGGAAAAACGGGGCCGTCGGGCACGTCGTCATAGATGCGGACAGGCCTGCCGAGTTGTTCGGTGACGTGGATGTCGTTTGTCAGGCAAGCATGGATCGCTTTGGAGATGGCCATTGGTGTCGGAGCGGCTGCAGAAGTCATAGTTCCTCGCAAATCAGGTGAAGGCGCTCGCGGCGCAGGTCGGGATCGTCGACGGCGCGCACGGCGAGCGTCTGGCCGCGCCAGGACAGGCGGGCGGTGTTGGGGACATCGGTGCGATGGCGTAGCGTGATACGGTAGCGCTTTAGCGTGCGGCCGGACTCCGACTGGGTGGTGGTGCCAAGCCCTTCGACGGCGGCCCAAGCGGCAAAGGCGAAGTGCCAATCGCGGATAGAGCCGCCCTGGGAATCGGGTGTCTTGACGGCGCGGTAGAGGCCGATGCGTTCGCGGAGGCGGTCGATCATAGCCGTGGCCCCCAGTAGGGCCCGAGCAAGGCATCGACCCGCAGGGAGGTGCGCTCAAAGCCCGGTTCGCGTTCGCGGTGCTCATAGGCATCGGCCACGAGAAGCAGAATGGCTTGACGGATGGGCACGGGAACGTCGGAGGCGAGCGGCCCGAAGCCCGCTGTGATGTCGGCTACCAAAGCGCCGTAAACTGCGCGTTCGAGCAAGATGCGCGCGGGCCGTGGTCGCGTGTCGAGTATGGCGGCGACCGAGTCGTCTTGGACGCGCACGTTGGCGAGTACCTTGACCGGGTGGAGCGGGATGCGGGCCTGGGTGCCGCGTGCGGACAGGCTGGCGCGGATGGGTCGGGTGATGAGGGCGAGCCCGGCGCGGCGTTCGATCTGTTCACGGGCCGAGGTAATGAGATCGCTGATAAGCGCATCTTCGATGTCGTGATCGACCCGCAGGAAGAGTTTGGTCTCATCCAGCGAGACGGGCTCGATCGGGGGTGGGGACAGATCAGTGAACATGGGGGTCTCCTCAAATGACAAAAGAAAAGGCCGCTCCTGGAAGGAGCGACCTTGATGTCGGAATATGCCGATAGGTTAGGCGGCAAGTTTCAGAAGCTTGATGGCTTCGAAGTCCTGCACGCCACCGCCGACGCGCTTTGTGGTGTAAAACAGAACGAACGGCTTGGCGGAATACGGGTCGCGCAGAACCTGAACGCCTTGGCGGTCCACAACGAGATAGCCGCGGCGGAAGTCACCGAAAGCGATGGGCGTCGAGCCGCTGGCCATATCGGGCATGTCTTCCATCTCCACGACCGAGTAGCCGAGGAGCGTCGAGGGATCGCCGGCCGCTACCGCGGGCTGCCAGACATAGTTGCCATCAGCGTCCTTAAACTTGCGGATGCGCGACAGTGTGCGGCGGTTCATCACGAAGTTGGCATTTGGGCGATAGCGCGATTGCGGGGCGTAGATGAGATCCATGATGGCATCGAGCGGGGCATCCCCATCGAAGTCGCCATCCGTTCCCGTGCCGATTGTACCGATCTGGCCATAGGCGGATGCGCCCGCAGCCTGATCATACTGGGCATAGTCGAGAAAACCGCGGGGCTTCTTGATGCCATCACCGGAGATGAACGCCGCCGATTCCTGCGCCGCGAAGACGTCGCGCACTTCCTCAGCAAGCCAGGCATCGACATCGGCGACGGTGTCGTCAAGCAGAGCCTGGGTCGCGGCGGGCATGGCGTAAAGCTCGCCCGTGGGGAAATCGAGCAGGGTGAGGTTCGGAGCCTGGGTTTCGATCCGGGTATCCGTTTCCCCTGCCCAGCCGGCAGACGCGCCGGAGGCGGCAACGGGCTTGCGGAAGAGGCCTGCGCCGATCTTGCGCACGCTGGCAATGCGGCGGAAGGCCGATGTGGAGGTCAGCGCGGTATCGATTCGGGCTTCGGTCTCGATCGGCGCGATAAAGGTGCCTTCAACATCTGTGGAGCCGATGGATTTCCCTTCGAGGCCCGACGTCTCGCCGGCACGGATATAGGACGACCACGCACTTTTAGTTTCCGGGTCGGAAGTCGGGGAGATGGTGCCGCCAAAGCCCCCACTGAGGCTATGGGCGAGGTTGGCGATGGATTTCGACTGCGCGTCGAGAGCGGCATCGATACGGGCGACCTTGGCCTCTGTGAGGGGGTCGGCCTGCCCTTTTCCATGCATGGTGGTTTCGATCTCCGCGAGGCGTTGATCGTTAGCGGATTTGAAGGCCGCGAAGGTGGAGGCGAAATCATCCGCCATGGCCTTGGTTTGGAGTTTTGGGGTGTCGAGAGTGGAGCTGGTCATGCAGCGTTCCTTTCAGGGGTGGTTGATTGCAATGTGTCGGTGGAGGCGACGGAGGTGATCCGCGCGGTGGGGAGCATGGGGAAGGCGACGACCGAGACTTCCCAGAGGTCAAGCTCGTAGAGTTGCCTGCCTTCCGCGCCTGTCGATGTGTCGCCACGGGCCCGCACAAGGCGGTAGCCGATGGACAGGCCCGTCACCGCGCCGGAGGCGACAAGGTCGATGACACGGTCCGCAAGCGGGGAGCCCGCCTGGATACGCCCTTCGACAAAAAGGCCCGTGGCGTCTTCGACCAAGCGGTCCCAGACGCCGATGGGTGTATCGGTCTGATGACCATAAAGCATGGGACGCGGGGCGGGACGCGCCAGCAGCGATGCGCTGAAGGCCCCGGCCTTGACGGTATCGCGGCCAAGGTCGCACTCGTTAAAGCGGGAGGCATAGCCAGAGATCGTGAGGCTCATTAATGTTTCTCCTTGTGTTCGGTGGCAAGGGTTTCGAGCGCGATGCGCGCGCCGGAGACCTGTTCTTCGAGGCGGGTCAGCCGGATGTTGATGGGCAGAGTCTGCCGGGCGTGGATTTCCAGCGAGGTGACACGGGTTTCCATGCCGCCCGCCCAGAGAAAGCCGGAGGCAGACTGAACGGCGAGAGTGGCCAGCACACCCAGCGTAATGGTGAGGTCGGTCTTGCTGCGTTCAGGCATCGGAGATCTCGGCTCGCGGCCCGAGGCCGAGATATTCCCGGCGCTCCGCATCGGTCAGGAACTCCGCCTTGCCGACCCGTGCCCAAAGGCCTTCGCGCTCGGATGACAGAGCCGGGACGCTGTCGAGATCGGCGGCGATGGAGAGGTCTTCTCCAAGCCATGGGCCGAGCCAGCCCTGGAGCGCACAGGCATATCGGTTGACGAGCGGGAGGACGGTCTGACGCCAGAATGCAAGATTGGCCTCCCTGTAATTGGAATAGGTATTGTCGCCGGGAATACCGAGCAGCATGGGCGGGACGCCAAAGGCAAAGGCGATTTCGCGCGCGGCCTCGCGGCGGGCTTCGATGAAGTCCATGTCGTGGGGACTCATGGACATGGATTTCCAGTCGAGACCGCCCTCGAGCAGCAGGGGTCGGCCCGCTGAGCGGGAGCCGGAATGCTGAGCCTCGAGCTCTCCTTTGAGGCGTTCGAATTGTGCGTCCGACAGACGCTCACCACCATGTGGGCCGTTATAGACGAGCGCGCCTGAGGGCCGCGCGGAATTGTCCAGGAGCGACTTTGTCCACCGTGCGCCCTCATTGTGGATATCGACGGCTTGGGCGCAGGCCTCCAGGGGGCCGTGGCCCTGATGCGGGTCGAGGGGGTCGAAAAGGTGGAGTGCCATGACGGGCGAGCGAAGTGTGGCCGGATCGAAGCGCAGGGTGCGCGGGGTCGCGCCGTCCACGCGCCAGCCCGTTACGATACCGGAGGTGTTCGCGCTGAGGCTGACCGTGTCCGGGCGCAAAGTGCGCAGTGCCACAGGGCGGTCGCCGATGAGCGTGGCCTCTATATAGGCGCTGCCGGCGATCTGGAGGTGGCCGAAAAAGCGCTCCGTCAATGCGCCTGCGGGACTCAGCGGGCTAGCGGAGCCGAGAAGTGTGCGGGCGGCAGGGGCGCTGTCGCCGGTGTAAGACAGACCGACGCTGGCGGCGGCTTCGGAGATGAGGCGGACGCAGCGGTAAACGACAGGGTTTCGGCGAAAGCCTTCGCGCGACAGTCCGGAATAATTGGTGGGCGTGAACGCGGCGCGGCGGGAGAGTTCGAGAGCGACGAGGGGGGCGGCCTTGGATTCAGGCACGGTAATAGGTACCGCCGCAGCGGAGGATTTGAACATCGAGAGCATAAAGGGCTTTCCGGCAAGGCCCGCCCGACGCGCAGCATCGACCGCTCCGTCCAGATTGGTGGAGAAGGGAGGCGGTTCAGATGCGTGCGTCGGGCGGGTTGGGGGACAGAATCGCCAGGGCTGAGGGAGTGAGGAGACACCCGCATTTCCGGCGATGAGTTATATATACCCCCACTTTGGTAGGGGGTGGATATATCTCTTGATTTTTCTTTAAGCCGTTGAAGGCGTTAGGGTTTTACGCGACCCTAAGTGCGGATATATCTCCGGAGCCGTTTTTCCGGGCGCTCAAAGCAGCGCAGCAGGCGTCATAGTCGGCGCGGATGGCGTGACGCCAGTCATCATCCCCGAGCAGGGAAGCCATGGTGATTGCAGCGCGGTAGGACGCTATGGCGGAGGTTAGGGCCATGGCATCGTTATTGGCACGGCCAAGGGCGAAGAGCGTATCCGCCAGTGACTGATGAACTTCACCGGTATCGCGGGGATTGTCCTGCGTTTCGACGAAAGCCTGAACCTTGCGGAGCGCCGCAACAGCCCCGATAAGCGGAGCCGCATCGCCTGTCTGGGAGGCCAGCAGGACCATCTGCGAGGCGAGTTCGCGGTTCAATCCTGCGAGTTCGCGCGTCACCGTGGACAGGCGCTGACCGAGGTCGCGCGCTTTGCCGTTTTCGACAGCTTCCGGAATGGATGTCTTGTGTGCAGGCAT